TTTCAGAGGAAAAACGAAAACGGTCTGTACCTCAAGATGTACCAGGGTATGTACCAGACAATGTAGTACCCCCTGTACCAGACAATGTAGATAAACAAGAACCTAAGAATTCTAAAGAGCCTAAGAATGAAAAGAATATATCATCATCGTCATCAGGGAACACGTCGCCTTTTGATTTCTGGGAGAAAAACGGTTTTGGATTCCTGTCACCCAAAACCCGCACTGATCTCAAATATTGGAATCAGGACTTCCAAGAAGTTGGGGCAACATCAATTGATGCTGACCGTCTACTCATCAAGGCTATGGGTGTGGCGATTGATGCAGGAGCATTGAATTACAAGTACGTTAACGGGATTCTCCACAATTGGGAGTCTAAAAAATTTAAGTCACCAGAGGAGGTGGACGCTTATGAGTCCGGAAGAAAAGCAAAATCTGGAAATATACCTGGAGCGAACCAGAGACGCGGCCCGGGCGGAAGCGGAAAAGGACCAGAGTCTTCGTATGGGGGGATTGAGTTCTGACATTCAGGCAATGCTGAACAAGCATGTGGTGACAGTAGAGGAGACCTGTCTCCTGCATCCGGAAACTCACCTGCAGTGTTTGCGCGGACAAGAGCCATTCTGCCCAGTATGTGCCAAGGAGCGTGTTGATGCGGAGAAGGACGAGATTATCCAAAAAGCAGCACGTAAGGTATTTCACCGGCACCACTTCCAGGCGCTACGGATGGATTCAATCTTCGATGACAAAGAGATGATCGGCTCGACGTTTGATTCTTACCACGCTGAACCAGGTACTGAGGCATACGAGAACTGGATGCAGGCACGGCGCATTGCCAATAAATATCTGAAGATGGATTACAAGGCCAACACCGTGTTCTCGGGAAATCCTGGAACTGGTAAGACTCATCTGGCGATGGCCATGCTGAACGCCGTGAACAAGATGGCGGATCCGGAAATGATGTGCCTGTTCGTGTCAGTAAATGAGGTTGTGCGGCGCGTGAAGAACTCGTTTGACAAGAAGGACAGCTATTACACCGAAGAGCGCATGACACGACTCATGGGCGATGCAGACCTGCTGGTGTTGGATGACTTGGGCTCTGAATCGGTCATGATGAAGAACTCCAACAAGGAGGCTTCTGATTGGGTGCAAGGATTCCTGTTTGGGGTGCTGAACAAGCGTGCGGGCAGAACCATCATCACCACGAACTACAACTCGGCCAAACTGACCGGTACCTACAACGACAAACTCGTTTCACGAATTTATCGGGGCGCAGCCAAGAACGGTGGCATCATCACGTTCAGCGATGAAACCACCGACAAGCGATTGGAGATGTACTAATGGCCGAGGTTGGATTTGTCGAAGAAGACGTAGGCCTGGTTAAGTATCTGGTCGGTTACGCGAGCGGAGCAATGTATGTGCAGCTTACAGATGACGCTTGGATTGAACACAAACCTTTCAAGCTTGGCGGCAAGTTGCATCCAGTCGGATCGGAGTTCACCAAGCTCGGCACTAGACCACGCAGGACGTTCAGCATGATGCCTGGCCACTATCTCAAATATGAAGGCCGAGTTGATGACATGCTCCTGTTCAGTAGTGATGGCCAAGTTGAAGATGGTTTTTATTATGGCTTTTATGACGTTGGGGACAGGCTTTTAATTGGCGGTCCCAACGGTATGGCAGATATTTGGTAAAGGAGATGCATTAAATGTGCAAGTTATGTAATGGGACTCAAGTTATCCACACTGAACCTATGCCGGGGATGCTGCTATGTCAGCCATGCCCGCAGTGCAACAACGCTTGGCGGGCAAAGATGGGCTACGAACCTTATAAGGAGGACGAACATGTCAAAAGCTAGTCAATTACGGGCGTTGCGACGTTCTCTGCTAGGCGATCGAAATTGGGTTGAATCTCGTTTGGAGCAACGCCGCGCGGAGGCGAAGAACCCGCCGGCCATGATGAGTGAAGCTCAACGAGTATTCCATTTCGACTTAATAGCGGATATGGCACGACTGCAGCTTCAACTCGATGAACAAATTATTGAGCTGGACGAAGAGGTCCGCGATGTGGAAAGTGAGGCGCCAGATGATTAGGACCAGAGAGGTTAAGAGTCGCGTTATCGAATTGAAGATTAACCCGAAGTTTTTCGTGCCGGTAGCCACTGAACGCAAGCAGTTCGAGATTCGCAAGAACGACCGAGACTACATGATTGGTGACACTCTGATGCTTCGTGAGTACAGCAACAAGGAATACACGGGGCGAATGGTTGCTGCGGTTGTCACATATATCACGGATTATGCCCAACGGGACGGTTACGTTGTGCTCGGAATTATCAAGGTGTATCGACCAGAGGCTTGGTTTAAGGCGGTGATGAAATGAACACAAGAGAAAAGGATGACCAATTGACACCACAACATTTCAACATTAAGTGCTTCCCGCGTGACTTCGATGCCATTGCTCATGACCTGCAGCGTTTCGTGATTGTGTATGATCGTGGCTTCCGAACTGGTGACTACCTCAATCTCCAGAAGACTGATGGGCGTGAGTACATGGGTAAGTCCATTGAGGTCTACATCACACGAATTTCCAATCACTACCAGGCTGAAGGCTACGTGGTGTTGGGGATAGCCGTGGACTAATGGGTAGGGGTAGAAAGCAAGACGTGTTTGCCCTGTATAAAGGTGACAAGTTCATCGATATCGGCACAGCACGTGAATTGGCAGCCTTGATTGGAGTCGTACCGCATACCATCAAGTTTTACGCCAGTCCCGTTTGGCTTGCGAGATTTGAAAAGAGCGGTGCAGTCGGCTACATCACTTTAAAACTAGATAAGGAGACAAATGATGACGGATAAATTACATCAGCTTCAGACTGTATGTCACCGGGTTCAGATGGAATACGACGAATTGGCCGGGCGCACACTTGCCGCAATGAACGCGGTGCAGCACTACGAGAAGCTCAGTCAGAATCAGCGCAACTACCTGGAGGAACAGGTGGCGGCTATGCTGTTATACAAACGCGCCCTATACAAACGGATCGTGGATCTAAAACGTGTGATTCGACAGCTGAAGAAGGGGCTAGGAATCGAGGTACGGTAATGGTTACATTTTTCAAGCAACTGTTTTGTCACCACGAATGGCGGTCTCAGGTTATCCCTGTGGGCATCTGGTCAAACACCGAGGTCTGCAAAAAGTGCGGACTGACGCGCGTGCGGGGGTAGCAGCATGAAACGAAAAATCAAGCGGATTATCGCGCTGGTATTGGTGGTTGTGCTCTTTGCCCTGTTCGTTGCCTTCGAGGTAGGCCGAATGGGTGTGACGCACGGTCTGCTGATTGTGCTACTCGACATTGTGGCATTTGTACTACTGGTTCTGCTGTTCAATTGGCTGATAGATTAGGAGGTTATGTATGAGCAAAATGATTCTGGAAATTGATACCGCCGAGTATCAGCAACGCTTAAGCGACCGTCTGAGTCAGGAACTTGGCCTGAGCGATGAGAAGAGTGATCCACATTTGCGTCAACTGTTCGAAGAAACGATGCAGGAACAGCCAGACAAATTTGCAAATGCTAAAGCATCTGAGTTTTGTGAGAGTCTGCTCAGCTCTAGCATTGATGGCATCATTTCGTCTTTGGAAAAGTCGGGAGAACTCGACCGTGTTCGGCTGATGGTGCTCTTAGGCAGTATGGGAGGACGAAGCCATGGCTAACTCACCCACGGCGCTGAACAAGCGCGGAAACAAGGTTCTGGCGGACGGCTTCACTTTTGATTCAACCAAGGAGTTCAATTTTTACTGCCAATTCGTCAAGCCATCTGGGTATCCATTCGCAGTGCACCCCAGATATGTGCTTGAGCCTCTTCACCCCATATCAGGCGGCAAAATTACCGCGATTGCCTACAAACCGGACTTTGTGATTTACAACCGCGTCGGTGACATCATGCACGTGTACGATGTGAAGAACTCACTGGGCCCGTTCGGTATTGATCAGAGCAATAAACTGCGCTTCCGCTTATTCGCCATGAAGGTCGGCATTCCGGTTGAGGCAGTCGTTGTGCGTAGCCATGATTTCAAGGTGATTGCGCAGGGCGTTTCCAAGCCCCTCAATGAGAAGGCACCACTTATCAAACGTGATTTCCAATACGACTGGACGGAGGCGACGAATTATTGAGTACCGAGCAGCAACAAGTCTTGATGAGCTACCTCATCAAGCAGCGCGAGGAAGTCCCAGACGCGCTCATGCTGGGAGCGTACTTCCTGCGCAAGCTGGTGCGGAAGGAACTTCCCAAGGACGTGCTCGACGCATACCTGGACATGACCGGAACCGAGGTCGACCAGGTTGTGTCTGAGATTAACTTGATGGCAACAACAGCGCAAATTTAGGAGGACAATTATGTCAGAGATTAAGGATAACAACATCGTCGTTAGTGGGTCCGTGATGAACATGGTTGAAAAGACCGTGAACAAGGATCAGGTGGTTGAACTACACATTCGCATTCCAGCCAAGGAGTTCGACGGCAAGCGCGACGCACTCGCCTCAGCGCTTGCTGGTCGCGTACAGATCACATTGACCCCACAGCAGACCGAGCTGGACATGGAATCAGAAATCGCAGATAAGCCAGCTGATGGCCAGACAGAATTGATTGACGAGGCTGGTCAAGTGAATGATGAAGCTGCGGAACCTGTTCACGATTCTGATTTGACCGAGGAAGATTTGAAAAACGTCGACATTCCTGAAGAGTACGACGAGGTTGCAGGTAATTAGTCCACGAAAAAAGGCCACCCCACGGGCAGCCATCGTCTCTAGCAATGACGATTATACCATGGGGAGGGCTAATAGGTGGATAAATCAAAGCATCAAAGCAGGTACGAGTGGCTCCTGCAGTACCGAGATTTGCACGACGATATTCAGTATTGGCAGTGGCGCTACCGGAAGGTGATGTCTGAAGCCGAACGCCAATCTGATGGTGACTTAGCCAAGGTTCGATACAACGCGCGGTCGAAAGGGGCACATGTTGGTGATGAAATTGACTACTGCTACAAGAATTTACATGCTTGCGAGCGGGAACGTGATGAGCTTCTGGAACTGGTGAACACGTTCGAGGGCATTGATAATCAGATTCTCCGGATGAAGTATATCGAGGGTAAGACGTTGGCGGAAATTGCTGAAGTACTACCATACTCTGAGGACACAATCCGCAAGAAGCATGCTGAACTGCATCGTCGTTTGGATTTCTTAGATCACTTCAACGATGTCCAGTTACAAATGGGTCAACGCCAAGACTTCATTACCTTGGTGGACAAGGAAGCCGAACACAACGCAAACTTTTACGAATGATGTGCAGTCAATGTGTACCCCACGCATGCCTGTTGTGTGCCTAAAAAACGCGATATTCTAATATCGTTGAAAGATTAATTACCGCAACTATGGTATTCGACTGTGATGTCGGGTACCATTTTTGGTTAAGGTGATAGCATTGGGTCAAACAAAAATTGCAGAAATTTTAACAATGCCAACCAAGGTATGGGGGGCAATTTCGCTGACAGGGACGGTTATTCTTGTTGGAGAACCTTTAGCCAAGAGATATTCTGGTGGAGCTGAGCTGTATGCGCATCTAGGAATTTGGGTGTTGATGATAACCCTACTTGCATATTCCTTCCTGGTAATCGCAATATTAATCAATCGATGGAATCGTTTTGCCTTTTGGCTTGCTATTCAGCGTGCTACAAAATACGTAAACGGTATGTCTGAAGATAAGAAAAACATTGTACTACAGCTATACAAAACACCATCGCATGTTCTTGAGTTTCCTATGGTTGATCAAAGAATTATTGAATTAGAAAATCGATTTGTTATTGGAAAGGCAGCGAGTCAGCGTGAAGTCATGGATCTTAATGGGGTTACATGGCCATACATGTTGCAACCCTGGGTGATTGATAAAATCGAAAAAAATAAAATTTCGTTTACTGAGTTAAATATTTCTGGAAGGTGACTTGATTGGCAAAAGAAGCATTTGAGCAAATAAAGTTAGAAATGTCTCGCATCAAAGATCCATTGAAGAGACGTATCGTTGCAAGCCGACGTTTAGCTAGGGTGTTGTTTGTTGGAAAACGTATTTGCCTAACTCGTGAACAACGTATTGAAGCTGTGGCGGTGCTTCTGTCTGAAAGCACTTCGCAAAATCAAAAATTTGCCGCTAGAAGCTTACTAGAAATTGAAATTGGTGCGCATGGAGTAAACCAGTTGCTTGAAGATGAAGCCATTGTTAAATCACGTGAAGACCCTCTGGTGGCGACTTGGAGACGCAATGTGTTAAAACGCGATGGGTACAGTTGCCGAAAATGCAGAAGCAACGACAATCTGTGTGCGCATCATATTTTGCACTGGTCCGATTCACCTGCAACTCGAATTAAGGTCAATAATGGTATCACACTTTGTGCAAAGTGCCATGCCGCTGAGCATGAAGGCGAGCGTGTGCATGGATTGATGGTTGCTAATATTCGCTAAGAAGGGGGACGAGATTGCATGCTAACAAAAAAGCAACAAAACGCAGTGAAGATGCTTGTTGACAGCAGTCTCACTCAAAAGAAAATTAGCGAAGAACTTGGAATTCACGAAACTACACTCTCACGTTGGAAAGAAGTTCCCGAATTCACCGAGGCAGTAGATCAATATACCCACAAAGTAATGGGACGTGCTGCGCCAGAAGCCTTACGAACTATGAAAGCCTTGCTCGGAGCAAAGTCTGAATTGGTGCGATTTAATGCAGCAAAAGACTTGCTTGATCGTGCGGGATTTGCACCAAGCACGGAAGTCGACCTTCAATCCACCGACATTCATCTAACGATTGGTGGCGACACCGATGGCGATTGATCTAGATATTCCGGATTGGCACACAGTTTTCAATCCCGACTTTTACCACCGACTGTATGACTACAGTACATTCACTGAGGTGTACTATGGCGGTGCTTCATCCGGCAAGAGCCACGGCGTTGTCCAGAAGGTAATCATAAAATCCATTCAAGACTGGAAGCATCCCCGCAAAGTGCTCTGGTTGCGCAAGGTTGGTACCACGATTCGCGACTCCATCTGGGAAGATGTGAAGGAAGGATTGGAGAACCTACAGCTACTGCAATACTGCAAAATCAATAATACGAACTTCGAAATACGGTTGCCAAACGGCGCCGTATTTTTGTTTAAAGGGATGGATGATCCAGAAAAAATCAAGTCAATTAAGGGGGTGTCAGATGTGGTGATGGAAGAAGCAACCGAGTTCACGCTGGAAGATTACACACAACTGACCCTCCGTCTGCGTGAACGTAAGCATAAGTTCCGCCAGATATTCATGATGTTCAATCCTGTGTCAAAGCTCAACTGGGTCTACACCTATTTCTTCGAACACAAGCGGGATAACACCAAGGTCATTCAGTCCACGTATCAGAACAACGTGTTTCTGGATGAAGTTACCCGCGCCAACATTGCTAACCTGGCTGACCGGAATCCGGCCTACTACCGCATTTATGCTCTGGGCGAATTTGCAACGCTGGATAAGTTGGTATTTCCTACTTTCGAAACAGCTAGACTCAATCCAAGCAGCAAGGAACTGGTGAAGCTCCCTAGCCTGTTTGGCCTCGACTTTGGGTATGTGAATGACCCCTCGGCCTTCATACACATCAAGGTCGATGAGAAGAATAAGGTACTCTACTTCATCGAGGAGTACGTACGCAAGAACTTACTCAACGACCAGATTGCTAAGGCTATTAAGTCGATGGGATACAGCAAGGAAACCATTACTGCAGACGCTGCCGAGCAGAAGTCCATAGCTGAAATCAAGCGCGACGGCATTCAGCACATACGTCCTGCCAAGAAGGGCCCAAACAGTGTGGTTCAAGGTATTGGCTTCCTGCAACAGTATCGGTTGGTCGTTGATGACCGGTGCGTGAAGCTAATCGAGGAACTGCAGAACTACACGTATGTGAAGGACCGCAAGACTGGGGAGTACACGAACAATCCGATCGACAGTTACAACCACGTTATCGACGCTGCTCGATATGCCGTGGAAGAAATCAATGGTCGTGGCACACGTAAGGCTGCTATTATCAGCAAGCCATCGTGGCTACGCGGCTAGGAGGAAACGATATGGGTATTGCAATAGACCGAGAACTGGTGGGCGACATTAACGACCCTAGCCCTGAAGTCATCGACTACGCCATCAAGATGAGACGTAAGCAAGTGCCACGTTTGAATTATTTATTCGACACGTACAATGGCAAACAGAGTATTCTAAGCCGTAATCTGCAGAACGCTACTGAAGTGACACACAAGAAGTCACCTCACGTGATGGTGAACCACGCCAAGTACGTGACTGACATGATCGTGGGCTTCACCACTGGTAATCCCATCAGCATCACCGCGGGTAAAGGCAAGGACATTCAGCCACTCATGGACACACTCGATGCGATGGACATTAACAGCCACGACGCGGAGTTGGAGAAGGACCTGTCCGTGTTTGGTGAAGCATACGAGCTGATCTATCTCGACCTGAACAAAGATGGTTCAACACAGGAACGTGTGGCCAAGGTTGACCCGCGGGGGTGTGTGTTGGTCACAGATGATTCAGTAGACAAGACGCCACTCTTTGGCGTGCACTGGCTCCAGAAGTACACGCTGACGGGCGCAGCGGATGGTTACCTGATTACTGTGTACACGCCACAGAAGGTCATCACTTACCGTACGTCGGGGCTGTACCTTGGCACCAGCACAATCAAGTCGCGCACTGAGCAGCCTCAGTATTTCGATGGCGTGCAGCTGAATGAATTGCGCAACAATGAAGAGCGTCAGGGCGATTACGAACAGGCCACGTCATTGATTGACGCGTACAATTCCCTTCAGTCTGATCGTCTCGATGACAAAGACGCGTTCGTTGACGCCTTGCTAGTCTTGTACGGGTTCAAGCTGACTGATGAGAAAGGTGAGCCTGCCGACATCGAGAAGAACGGGGTCATTGAAGCACCCGGTAAAGGCGAAGAAGGTGCGTCCGTAGAATGGCTAACCAAGTCGTTTGACGAATCACAGGTTCAGGTACTCGCTCAGGCACTGGAGGACGACATTCACAAGGTCACCTACGTTCCCAACATGAACGACAAGAACTTCATGGGTAACGTCTCGGGTGAAGCAATGAAGTACAAGCTTTTCGGATTGCTCCAACTGTTGGCCACCAAGGAACGCTACTTGGCGCGCGGAATTCAGCGACGGCTCAAGTTGCTCACCACCATGATTAACATTAAGGGTGCTAAGGCAGATAGCAGTGGCGCGCAGATTAGCATTGTGCCAAATATTCCGGTCAACCTGACTGACATTGTGAACAACATCAAAAATGCTGACGGAATCATTCCACAGCAGATTGCATTGAGCTGGTTACCAGGCACGGACAACCCTGATGAACTGGTAGCAATGCTGAATGCAGAGAAAGAGGCCAACGTTGCCCGCCAGAGCCAAATGCTGGCGCAGTCTGGCGGTTTGAATACGTCAGAGTATGACGATGAGGGTGAGGAGGTAAAACGTGATACAGGCGAAGATACGAAGAAATAGACTTGGCCCGATTACGGGATACACCATCGAAGGTCATGCAGGAGCGGCGGCAAAAGGATTGGACATTGTCTGTGCTGCAGTGTCTGTGCTGAGCACCACAATCACCAACGAACTAGACATTGCCTACATCGAAAGCAACACGGGTATGTTGAAAGTTGTCGGGATTCCGCCTAACGCGGTTAGCCAAGTATTAGCCCGGACACTGGTTCACGGCTTGATGGATATTGAGGAACAGTACCCTGATAACGTCCACATCGAAATAATCGAGGAATAGCGTATGGCCAAGGACAAGAAGGAGTCATCGCTCACGTACTGGGAAAAGCGTGCTGTTGAGCAGGATGCCGAACTTCACAAGGGCATCAAGAAGCCCGAGAGCGCAATTCTGTCCGCATACATTCAAACTCAAGAATATCTGAAGGCTGAAGCAAAGAAGATATATGACCGGTACGTTCAACAACCCGGCATGACTGAGTCAATGTTCAATGATATCCTGAACACCAAAGCTTCTGATCGTGACTTAATGCAGCTTGCGTCGATGGCAAAGAGCGTTCATGACAAACAGGTCAAGAAGCAGATTCAAGCCTATCTAAACGCTCTAGCTGCCAAGGCGCGCATCACACGCTTGGAGATGTTGCGGGCTAAGGCATACGTCGTGGCCAAGCAACTTGCGGACGTGCAATTGCGACAGGAAGAAGCGTTCCTCACCAAAGCGGCGCAGCAAGCCTATCAGCAAGCCACGGTCGAAGCGGTCATTGGTAAGACAACCCGTGACGTTCAGCTGCATACACCAGATGCTATTCCCAACCAGCGAAAACTACCAAACGCCATCGTGTTTGAGAATCCAGAAACCGGTGAGGTCGTGAAGGAACTAGCACTCAAGCCTGCTTCTTCGGTGAAGCAATTCACACAATTGTCCAACACGCAGACGAAGGCTTTGCTCGATACCCACTGGGTGGGCGGTAACTATTCGACTCGCATTTGGGGTAACACCGACCAGTTGGCCAAGCGACTGCAGCAGTTGTTCACCGCTCAGCAGATGAGCGGCATGACTGAACGCGATATGGCCCAAGCACTTCAGAACGAGTTTAACGTCGGAGCATACGTGGCGCGGCGATTGATTCGGACCGAGGCCAACTTTGTTGCTGGTCAGGCCAAACTGCGGGGATGGCGAGAACATGGCGTCAAACAATACGTGCTCATTGCGGTTCTTGATTTTCGCACGTCCAGTATTTGTCGCAAGAAGGATGGGCAAGTATTCAACGTTACCGATGCGCATTGTGATGGTCCAAATGGCAACTACCCACCGTTTCATTCGTTTTGTCGCACTGTTGCCTCAGCGTACTACGGCAAGGAGACGTTTGTTGGGACGCACAAGGTGAATAATCCATTGGGTCGACCGATTGAAATGCCAGCCGGAACCACATATCACGTGTGGGAAAAGGCACTGAATGACAAATATGGACTTGAAGCAGTTGAGTTAGAGCGTGATAAAGAACTCAATGCCAAATCTGATTACAATCAATTTCAGGAATTCAAAGACGTTATGGCTGATAAGCTCTCTCAATCCTTTGGAGAGTTTCAAGACATTAAGCATGGTAACCGTGAAGAATGGCAAAGAATCAAAGACCGCAAATATGTTCTCGAGCATCTGAAATCAGGCAAGTGGCATGATACACTGAACGCGGATAAGCAGTCTGATCACATCGAGGGCACGGCCCGTGAAGGAGCCAGCTACTTTGCTGAGGACGTGGACGTTGAAGCGTTGTATAATCAGTACAAAGGAACTGGTGTCCTAATGCGAACTCGAACCGGTGACATTCGACCCGTTGAATATATCCGGTTACCTGTTGATGGCAAGGACATCAGCACAATTGATGGAACAGAGGCAGCAATCGAAGGATTCTACATCCACTATTCAAGTGGTAAAACTGCACGTAACCACTTAGTACCGACAAGGAAGGTGATTGATTATGGAAAAACTGAATAAGAACTACTTTGGTCTTAACGTGATCATCACTGATATTGACGGCCACAAGTTTTCTGGAATTGTGAGCGATGTAATTACGGCAGTAAATAATCCCGAGGACGGTGTCGATGCGCTTACCATGATGGTAAATGGATTCGATACCTACTTTCCAGTAACCGAGATTAAATCAATCGAAAAATTAGAGTAAACAGCACCCGCAAATACTGCAGGTGCTTTTAGTTTGCTCAATTTTAGGAGGAAGAACATGCAGCTACCAAAAAAGCTTCGAACTCATCCAAGTCCGAAACCTTCTACAACAACAGATTTAGCTATTTACTTCTACAAATTCCATCATGAAAAGCGTGCGGTTTGTGCATCCAGCGTTCCAAGTGCCGGGACATTTTTTCCTGGCAAAGATGTCATTCAAAAATGGCGGTTGAAGTACCCAGAAGCAAAGGGTCGGTTCTTTATCTCGATTTGGGGTAATGAGTATCGTCTTAACTAAGGCCAAGCATTTTAGTCAATACACCCGTGGCAATTTGAGCCATCATGCTTAGTGAAACAGAACCAACTTTTTGCGCAATTGTCTTGGACTTGCGCCAGACTTCAGGAGCACGTATGGTGTCCAGATACTCATGGCCGTTGTAAGTAAGATTTCCTGGTATGAGGACAGCAGGCTCATCGCTCGCCCAAATTACTCTACCATTAATGAATCCAGCCTCGTGTAAACGCGCAATATGATAAGCCAACACATCTCTTGAGGTGTTAGTGTCTTGCATAAATTTAGCAGCACCCTGTGGGCCCATACCGGTAGGGTCGTCGGTCTTTTCAATTGCAAGCATCAGAGACCGAACTAGGTCATGATTTAATTCCATTTTATTCACCCTCTTTCTGAGGTGAATTATCTCACAGCGTGACCTGCGGAGGTCGTTAAACATACCAACATCAAAATTATGTCCCGAGAAATCGAGCATGCTGAACTAGCGTCGTGCCGCATTGGCAGGGCGCTTTTATTGTGCTCGATACTCAGACAGGAATGGAGAATTATTGTGAAAAAGAATCTTAGTTTTAAGAACCCGCTGATTATCAGCAAGTCTCGTCTGACCCTGAACCTGCAGCGCTTTGCTGAAGGTGATGGCGATGGTGCCAACGCTGGCAGCAACGACGGTGGCAAGCCTGCTGGCACTGATGGCCAGGGCAATGATGATGGTCATCAGGATCCGCCCGCAGCTCCTGCAGTTGCGTTCAAGACTCAGGCAGAATTCGACGCTGCGTTCAGTGCCAAGCTCGCCGAAGCTCGGCAGCAATGGGAGGCCGACAAGAACCAGCAGAAGGCGTACGAAGACATGTCGCCTGAAGAGAAGAAGGACTACGACCTGAAGAAGGCCCAGTCCGACCTTGCCGCTGAACAGCAGAAGACCCTTGCGCTGACCAACAAGGCCAACCTGAATGCGCGTCTTGCTCAAGACCAGTTGCCTGGTGCCCTGATTGAAGTCTTTGGTGATGTGCTCACTGCAGACGATAAGACCATCGATGACACGTACACCAAGCTGACCACCATCTTCCGTGGCGCAGTGAAGACTGGCATTGATGCCAAGCTCGCTCAGTCTGCAGGAGCGCCCGGTGCTGGTAGTGCCGTTGGAACCAAGTCAGCGGGTCAAAGTATTGCTGACGCACGTAACAAACAGCCCCACGCCGAGCACAGTGCGTGGGCCACAAAGTAAGGAGGAAATGTAATGCCACAAGTAGAATCAGAACACATTGATCAGATTAATTTTCTGGCCAGTGCCCGTTTCCAGTCATTCACGGAATACGTGGACAACACTAACGCCGCGGTAATCACAGATAGTCATGGTCGTAAGGTGATTCCCGCGGGGACCATCTTCCCCGCGAATGACGCTACGGCTACTGGTGTGACTCTCAACGAGGTTGATGTCACAAATAACGCACAGCCCGTCGCTGTGGTGGTTGGTGGCTACCTACTTCAGCAGCGCCTGCCAATCGCACCAACTGCTGAGGCCAAGACCGCGATGTCCGGTATCTTTTGGCGCGACGCAGCCACTGACGCCGAGACCACAGACGCAGGTACGAGCAACCCGGAATCGTAATGCCGTCTAACGTGACCGCTACGGCGACTGACGACGGCGCAACCATCAACGCAGACTAACGAGAGGAGGATGACAAATGGCAGAAGATCGTAGTAAGCAGTCCCTGAACCTTTACGGCAAGGACGGCGCCAAGATTTCCACTGGGACACTCGGTGCTAAAACCGTGGCAGTAACCGGCCTTGCTGCAAGCACCGCGGTTGCTGCAGGCGATTATCAGGTTGCCTGGACAGATGGCACGAATGAAAGTGCCAAGGTCGATGTGCCAGCATTCAGTGTGCCTGTCCCCGTGGTTGCCGTAACTGGGGTAACACTTGATGCTACTACTGGCACTGGAACAGTCGGTGGGACTCAGCAACTGAAGGCCACGGTGGACCCTGCAAACGCAACTAACCAGAAGCTCACGTTCAGCTCCAGTGATGACACACTGCTGAAAGTTGACGCGAACGGCTTGGTTACCTTTGTAGCCGCAGGTACTGCTGACGCAACTGTTACAACTGAAGATGGTAGCTTCACTGCTAAGTGCACGTTCACTATTGCAGCTGCAGCTTAATGAATTAGGAGGAAAGATATATGCCAACTATTGCAGAACTTTTTACTCAGCCTGAGCTGATTGACTACTCCGCAAATCGAACGTATCCCGCAATGCTTGGGGATGAACTGTTCCCTGCGCGCCGAGTAGAATCACTCAAGCTTGATGTGCTCACTCGAGGCACGCGCACGCCAATTCTGGCTAACGTGACTGGCTTCGATGCTGAAGCCGAAATCGGTAGCCGGGACGCAAACAAGGTGATTGCTGACCTAGCACTCATCAAGCGTAAGATGCAAATCAAGGAAACCGATTTGTACGCACTGCTCAACCCACGGACACCACAAGAAGGCGAATACCTGCGCAATCAGGTGTACGACGATTTTGACGTACTCAATCAGGGCGTGCTCGCTCAAGCCGAGCGCATGGCTATGGAACTGCTTGCCACTGGTAAGGTGACGCTCAGTTCTGATGGCAAGTCCGGTGTCATCGATTACGGTGTTACTAAGGCGCATCAGGGTACTGCTGATGTATCCTGGTCAAACGCTGACGCGGATCCACTGACTGACCTGTACAACTGGAGTGATGCACTCGACATCACACCTACTCGTGGGATTATCGGCAAGAAGCTGTACCGTCAGTTCACTACCAACGCCAAGGTTATTGCCGCTGTTTACGGTAAGGACTCCGGTCGTGTGATTGGCCAGAAGGACTTGGATGACTTCCTAACCGCGCAGGGTCTGCCAATCCTGCGCCCTTACGGCAACAAGTACCGAACTCAGGATGCCAAGGGTAAGTACATTACCAAGACGTACTGGGCTGAAGACAAGATTGCTCTGTTCGGCGACGATGTGGTCGGGGAAAAAATCTTCGGCCCTACGCCAGAAGAACTGGCAAACCTTGCCGATGTTCAGAGTTCTACCGTGGGCAACGTGTACGACATGATCTACACGGAAACCAAGGACCCAGTGGGCACGTACGAGAAGGCATCTGCACTTGCACTGCCTAGCCTTGCTGCTCCTGACGAAATCTATCAGGCAACCGTGCCAATGAAGTAGGAGGTGAATGTCCATGTTGGCTGACGAGTTCAATAAAGCACGTGCTGACCAGATTGACGCATTTAAGCGCCGTGTGGGTGCGGAAGCAAAAGAGGATGATTTCCTCGACGACTTGTACAGCGACGCGCTGGTGGCCGTTGAGGCGTACACAGGACGCACTGAACGTGAGTTAAATCATGTGCTCATGGTAGCGGCTAAGCGGTACGCGATTGTGCTCTACAATCAGCAGGACGATGAGGGCGAAACGGAACGAATCGAGGGTGGTGTCACACGCCAGTTTGAATCTGGTATTCCATCTTCCATCCGCTCTGTGATTGCACCATATCGGCTTGCGCGAACGAGGACCATGCGATGAGACTGCGTAGGCAAGACATGACGGTGCTGAACTTTCGACCTCGAGCAAATGAATTCGATGATGAAGGCAACCCAATCAAAGGCTGGGGTACCGCCGTGGAATTCCAAGCAAACGTCCAGCCTGCAAGTGGCCGACTTTCAACTCAAATGTATGGTGAGCGCGTCACCTACATGAAATCGTTGAAGTACCAAGGCGACTTGTTTGTCGAGGCCAAGAATGAAGGCGATGGTGTTTGTGTGAATGTAGCAGCGGATCATGACCCCGACTACCGCATCGTCAGCATTGAGACCTGGTCGACACATCAGAACATCTTGATTGAACGATTGGAGCGTGGTACTGATGGGGCTTGAGATTGATACAAGCAAAGTGATGGCCAATTTGCGACGACTGCCTGAGCTTGTGCGCAATGCCACGTGGGATGCGGCCTATGATGTGGTTGAACTAACCGCCACTCGTGCCATCGAGCGACTGCAGTCAACAGTCAAGCATGGCAACGGTGAGCTCCCGCGCAGTATCAAGTACGAGGTGGTCGTCGACAGTAGCAAGAACATTGTGGGACGCGTCTGGTCCGACAACGCCGTTGCAGTATACCGTGAACTCGGTACTGGGATTCACGGTCAGGAATCACCGAAGGACATACCATCGGGCTTCACGCCCACGTATCGCCAGACGCCGTGGTTCATTCCAGTTGAGATGGTGGACGTTGACCTGTCATTGGTTTACGGCATGCGTAAGCTGAAGATAAAAGGACACGAATTCTACGTCTCTTCAGGGCAACCTGCACGGCAGTTCTTGGTTCCCGCACTGCGCGACACCGGCGAACATGATGCCAAGCGACTTTTGGCCACACGGATTCACGATGAAGTTCAGGGAGGGATGCAGCTTTGATTTACAACATGAATACTGAGGTCATGCGGATCCTAAACAGCGTGACCGAGCTGAAGCTGTGTGCCCCTGATTATCCGGACGATTGGACCCAGTTTCCTGCTGCTATCTATCGGACCACACATACACCTGAATATGTTGATGCCTATCAGGTTGAGCGTCAGACCAGCTGGACTATCACCGTTGAACTGTATGCAGACAGTGGCAGCTTAACCAACATCGTCGAGAAGCTGAGAGCTGCGTTTGCGGTGATTGGCTTTTTTGGTGCAACAAACCAGAGTAATACGGCTGGGTTGCGGCGCACTGTCTGCACATTTTCCGCTGTAATCGACAACGATTTGCAGCGCGTTTATCACGAGTAAGGAGGAAACATATGAAGAACATTGTACAAATGCCATCTCGTTTGGCACTAAACCTACAGCGTTTTGCTGATACTGCGGACGCGTCACAGGGGTTGCTCTCCAAGGGCACCACCCTTGCCTACGTTGCTCACGGTGGCAGCGGCACGCCAACTGAAATCACTGGGATTAGCACCGTGCCAGAAATTGGTGCTGATCCAGAAAAGGTCGACGTGACCACTCTTGCTGATGACAAGAAGAAGTCCATCACTGGCCTGCAGGACGCATCCAGTCTGGCGTTCTCCGCAATCTACAAGGGTGCCAACTTCGCGGCCGCCAACAAGATTGCTGGGGACACCATCTACGACTGGACGGTAACTTATCCTGATGGTATGACCGTAACCTTCACTGGTCAGGCATCCATCAAGCTGAGTTCCGCTGAAGTCAATGGGGCATTGAAGTTCACTCTGACCATCATCGTTTCTGATGGCCCGGACTTCCACCCGGTTGAAACTGCTACCCCAACCCCGGAATCCTAAAGCCATCGAGCGTTAAGGCGAACGCCACGTCCGATGGCACATCAATCACAGCTGAATAGTTCCATTAGCGGGTCACCTGTCAAAGGGTGGCCCGTTGTTGTACCACAATAAAAATCGAAAGAGGTAAATCGTATGCCAGTAAAGAAGCCAACAGTCGTCAAGTTCGGGGGACTCACGCTTAACCTGCAGTTGACCGGGCGCAACGTCATTAACATTGAAAGCCGATTGAAGGAAAGCATGGTGGGTCTGTTCCTGAACCCAGAGGGCGGACTCAAAATGCCACCAACGGGTAAACTGCTCATTGTCCTGCAGGGGGCCAACACGACGCATGGCGTTAGTGATGACGACATCATTGACGCATTCGAAAAGTACATCGATGAAGGTAACACGCCAATGGATCTCATGACCGTTGTTCAGAACCTGCTCGACGTTTCAGGTTTTTTAGGAAGCAAGGTCGACAAGAAGGAGCCCGCGAAGAAGGAATCTGGGAAAGTCGTCTCTCTCGACGCTCCGGAAGTACCAGTGAACAGCCCGCTCGACTAGGGTCACTCACCGATCTGTTCGAGACACTCCGCCAGCCAGCAATAGATGCGGGCATTTCAGCTAAGGATTACGACGACATGACCTATCAGGAGATTGTCGCTCAAATCAAGGCTAACCGGCATCAGCACGCAGAGGAGTTGCGCGAGCAAGCAGTGATGGATCATACGCAGGCGGCATTGATGGCTTATGCTCTGAACGACCCACAGCACATGCCAAGTCTGCAGAAGGCCTATCCGTTCATCGATAAGGTCGAAACAACGGACACACGGGAGCCTAGCCAACCGCAACCAGAATGGCAGAATGACCAAGCCATGCTGATTCAACAGGCTATGGCCGTAAAGGCAACGTTGGAACGTAAAAAGGCGCTGCGTGAGCGCCACTAAGAAAGTGAGGTGATTAGTTATGAGTGAAGGTATCGACATTGGTGATATTCAAACACGTTTCAACATTGACCTGTCTGGACTCGAGCAGATGGTCAGCAAAGCAGAAGAAGCTTTTGGAAAACTCAACGGACTAGCCAAAACAGCCGGAACCAAAAGCGGTGAGAACTTGAACAAGGGATTGGACGCCAGTCAGGGCATTTCACGGCTCACTGAACAGATATCCAAGATGAACGAGAATATCACCAAGCAGTTCAGCCGTATGCAGGAAACTGCCGACAAGGGCACCGAGGGTATGGCCAATGCTGGCACCAAGAACGCAACCAAGATGCGCACCGGTGTCAGCAAAGAGGTCGACGCTATGGTGCGCGACATCAACGCCAAGATGGAACAGGCGCGCGCCGCGCAGCTTAAAATGCAGTCCTTGTCCATCAAACGTTCTAGCTCAGGTGCCAGCGGAGACGCGGCGAAGAACCTGCAGTTTGATTCCCAGATTGCGACTGCTCAGGCCCGCATGGAAAAGTACCAGACTCAAGCTAAATCGTTAGCACAAAATATGCAGCGCGAGTTTGACCAGGTACCTGCTTCGTTGAACCGAATTGCTTCCAGCATGGACGCCAACGAAGCCAAGATTAACCAGATGCAGGCCAAGTTGAAGAGTCTGCGCGCAGCTTACGCTAATCAGAAGGTGCCAGTGAGCG